GTGGGAGTCGTTCCGAGCGAACCCCAAGGACCGCGTGCCCACGACGATCCGCAGCGTCATCAAGGTCGCAGTCGAGGCGGGCTGGAACAACCGACCCATCGCCGGCCGCATGTTCGAGAGCGCCCGCGAGTGGATTCGCGACTCGGCACGCACACCGGAAGACCTGTTGGTGCATGGAGCCAAACGCATCGCCAAGCTGGGCGCCGTAGTGGGCCCCCTAGAGCAGAAGGTCCTAGTCGCCGACCTGTTCGGCGCGACCAAGTCGCGAGGGCTACGCGGCCCCACCGTGGTGGACTTAGCTAAGGAGATTCGCCGGCTATCCTCAGCGGCGACGCGGGCCAACAGTTCGCAGCCCCCATGGGCGACCGGCATCGTGTTCCTCACTGCGCCCAATCTGTTTTTCCGCTACCTCGACAACCGCAAGATGCGCGGCGAGGTGGTCGACCTCATCTACAAGAGCCCCAACCCCGAGATCAGCGCACGCGACTACCTCATTCACGACATCGGCATCCCCGTCGTCGAGAACCTGCGTTACAACCCCGCCGAAACTAAGCGGGTGTTCACGCACGAGGGCGTGCCCTACATCAACACCTATCGCCCGACCTACGCACGCCCCGACAAGAGCATGGCCATTGAGGCCGGCGCGCTCTACCTGCGGCACGCGCAGAACCTATTGGGCGATCCGTATTGGATCACCTTCACCGATTGGGTCGCGTACCAAGTCCAGCACTCGGGGAAAAAGATTCGCTGGGCGCCGGCTATCCAGTCGGGCGTCGGCGGCGGCAAGGGGTTCCTCGCGTACATCCTCACGCTCATCCTCGGCCAATCTAACGTGCAACGACTGGCGGCCGAGCACATCCTCGAAGGCAATCACAACGGCTGGGCGGCGGGATCGCAGCTCACCGTCGTCGACGAGGTTCGCATCATCGGGCCGAACCGGCACCGGATCATGGACAAGTTAAAGCCCGTCATCTCCGACGACATGGTTTCGGTTCGGCAGATTTACGAGCCGGTCATGACCTGTCCCAACGTGACGAACTATCTTTTCTTCACGAACTATCACGACTCTCTCGCGGTTCACTCGGACGACCGGCGCTACTTCTACGTCGAGTCACCGCTGCAAACCAAGAAGCAGATTCTCAACCTCGGGCCGACCTACTTCGACGACCTCTATCGGGACGCGACACGTTTGGCCGGCGGGTTGCGTGCGTTCTTCGAGGCGTGGCCTATCTCGAAAAACTTCGAGCCCGAAGGCCGTGCCCCCATGACGCCATTCCTACGCACGCTCGCCATGCAGACCGCGACCCCGCTCGCCCGCGCTGTGCTCGACACGATCCACGATCAGCCGCACCCGCTCGTGCGGAAGGACCTTGTATCGCTTACAGCACTACGCGCAATGATGCCGACCAACAACCTGCCACCGTTCACCGACCAAGGGCTCAGCTCTATCCTGCGCGAAGAAGGATTCGTTTCGGTCGGCCGCCACCAGATCGACGGCGCCACGCACGCCCTGTGGACGATGGACCCCGACCTCGACACCGCCGCACGGGCGCAGCAAAGAATGGATTTGCTGTAAAATTATTAAGCAAACCGCTTGACGACCGAACAGAAACAGTTTTTGTTTTAACCCATGCCCAACGACCCGACACCCATTGAAGTTCAGGCGGCCATGATTGCCGACCTCGAAGCCCGTCTAAAGTTAGCCGACGAGAAACAGTTCTACACCGCATCGCAGAACGCTGCGCTGCGTGTGGCCCTCACCGACCTCCGCGCCGCCGGCCTTTCCCTCATGGAGCGCAGCACCGAGGCCGACTGGTACGCCGCTGACCTCAAGGTCGCCGTCATCAAAGCCGACATCGCTTTGGATACCCCACCCTACTCTGTCTGAGAAATAACAACCAACAAAATACAACATGTCCCTAGAAGATAGTATCAATAAACTCACGGTCGCAGTTGAGAACCTGACCCAGACCATCACCACGCTCAACGCTGCGCCAGTACTGGCAGGGGCCAATACCCCCGAAGTTCTTGCAAATCCCGAGCCCACGCCGGCGCCAGCCGTTGAGCCCGAGACGCCGAAAAAGTCGCGCAAGAAAGCCGCCGCACTGCCTACCACGTTTCAAGAAGCTCACCAAGCCGCTGACGAGCTCATTGCTAAGCACTCACTGGAGCCAGCCGCCGAGCCCGAGGTGGCCATTGCCGTCGAGCCCGAGCCCGTCACCGGTGCCATGCACGAGTCTGTGAAGATCACACTCCAAGACATTCGCGAGCTGGCCCAAGTCGCTCTCGACAACGACAAGCTCTCGGGCGTGATTGCGATCAACAAGAAGTTCGGCCTTCGCCGCATTTCCGAAGCGACGGAAGAGCAGTACGCCGAGATTCACGAACTCCTTACCAAGCTCACCCATGGGACGTCGTAACCGCATCGACGTTGGACCGTCGGCCGCCCATCGGTGGTCGCGTTGCACCGCTTCGCCTCAGTACATCCTCGATAACGCGGATCAGCTGGGCGAGGACTCGTCGGTCTATGCTGACGAGGGTACGCTCGCGCACGACGTGGCCAATCGCATGCTAACCGAGCAACCCGTGCCCGCTGACGTGCCTGAGATTATGATCCAGCACGTCAACGGCTACGTTAAGCACGTCATGTCCCACTACACGATGGGCTCGACGTTGCTCGTGGAGCAAAAGGTTCCCCTGTTTTACTTGCCCGACCGCAACGGGCTGGTCGACGCATCCATTCGCCGGCCCGACGCCATCTTCATCGATGACCTCAAGTACGGCGTGGGCGTGTCGGTCTATGCCTACGAGAACGAGCAACTGGCAATCTATGCCGAGTCGCTCATCCAACTTTGGGAGGCCGCGCTGGATTTCCCAGACGACCTTCCAGTCCACCTGACAATCTACCAACCCAGAGATCGTAACGATTCCGAGCCTGTCCGTACATGGTCACTCACTCGCGGAGAGTTGCGTTCCTTTGCCGCCGAACTGGGCTGCAAAGCTGCTATTGCCCTATCAGGCAATGGCACTTTCGGCCCGTCTGACAAGGCGTGCAAATTTTGCCCAGCCAAGGGTATTTGCACCGCTTACGGCAACGAGGGTTTGGTAGCATTGCCCGAGGAAGCCCGCCCCATACAGATGCCTGACGTCAAGTCCCTCACTCGTGAACAACGCGTGAAGGTACTAGCCGCCAAGAAGCTGTTGAAGGATTGGCTTGAAGCAGTCGAAGACCAAGAGGTCGGCGACCTCATGGCGGGCGCAACCCCCATGGGCTATAAACTGGTTACTGGTAAATCGAATCGCGTCTGGAAAGACGCCGAAGCGGCCCAGACCTTGTTAAGCAACCACCTTGGTATCGATACCACGAGGCCGAGAGCCGACCTCATTTCGCCCAAACAGGCGGAAGAAGCTCTCAAGGGGATCGAACTGTCGGCGCGCTTCAAAACGCGTTTGCAGTCCCTGATTACTAAGCCCGAAGGCAAACCAACTCTCGTCTCCGAAGACGATAAGCGGCCAGCCCTCGATTATAGCACCGCTCAAGGACTCGAAAACCTCGATGTCATTTGAGCACAACCTGAAACACTGATATGTCTAACGAACAAAAAACCAACGTAAAGCTAGTCAACGCTCGCCTGTCCTTCCCCGCTCTCTTCCGTCCTAAAAAGGGCCCAGAAGAGAACAGCAAAGAGGCGTTCAGCGCGACCTTCATCCTCGATAAAAAGACCAACGCCTCCTCGATCAAAGCGATCAAGGACATGATTGCCCAGATCGTCCGCGACGATTTCAAAGGCAAGACCCCACCGAAGATTTGCCTCCGCGACGGCGCTGAGAAAGAGCTCGATGGCTACGGCGAAGACGTGATGTTTATCTCGGCCCGTTGCGACCGCCGCCCTCAAGTGGTGAACCGCGACATGAGCCCGCTCGTCGAAGACGATGGCAAACCGTACGCCGGTTGCTACGTCAATGCGACCGTGCGCCTCTGGGCTCAGGACAACAAGTTTGGCAAACGCATCAACGCCCAGCTCCGCGCTGTGCAATTCGTCAAGGACGGCGCTCCGTTCGGCGAAGGCACGGTCGACGTGAGTAAGGAGTTTGAAGCTCTGCCCGATGAAGATGAGGGCGCCATCTAACATGGACCGCCCACACGTCATGCAGCAAGCGGCTGAAATCGCTCTGCTGTTGGACTCCGATCCAGTGCTGGCCGCTCAGATCAAAGAACACATGCCTGTTTCCCGCTTGCTCGACTTGCTCGACCTGTCCGGTGACCAGTTGTGGGCTTCGATGCAGAAACCAGAAACTGTCGAAACTGTTGATTGATTAAGGCGCGACTGAGCAACCTGCGTAGTGGTGGCTCAACTATTTTTATGGCCAACTCTATCCTCTCAACCCTCGTTGCTTTTGCCCTCGGGTTGTTTGTCGCGTCCGTCATTACCGAGTATCGCGCTAAACGAGATTACAATCATGCCGGCGCTCTTACGGGGATATGGTCTTTTTACATCATCCTCGCGGTGTTTTTGATTAAGCTCGGCATCTTCCTCGCATGATCGAAGACGTACACTTTGACATTGAGACGCGTAGCCGCATCGACCTTACCGTCGTAGGCGCTGACCGCTACGGCTGCGACCCGAGCACCGAGATATTCATGGGCGCCGTCGGTTCGTCAGACCCCGCGTCGCCGGTCTACCTTTGGGTTAATCCGAAGTTCCATGACGCCGGCATACCATCGGACGCAGGTGCCGAGGACATGCTCAAAAACGCCAAACGCGTACACGCCCACAACACCGGTTTCGAGCAACCGGTCTGTGCAGGTACAAACATGTTTACGCATATCGGGCTTGATCAGTGGCGATGCACGCAAGCCATGGCCCGCATGGCCGGTTTGCCTGAGTCGCTCGAAAATTGTGGTGAAGCTCTCAATATCAAATCGAAGAAGAGCCCACGCGGCAAAGCCCTCATTAAGTTTTTCTCCCAGCCTCGCGAAGAGGATGGCCAGTTCAACGAGCCTCGCGACCACCGTGCAGAGTGGGCCGAGTTCTGCGAGTATTGCCGGCAAGACGTACGCGCCGAGCGCGAGATTCACGCCAAACTGAAACACCGATTTTCTCTGGTCGACGAGAACTTAGCGACCTACCAATTTACGATGCGGATGAACCACATGGGCATCCCCGTAAACGTGCCGGCCTTGAAGAACGCTCAATCGATTCTCACCGAGGTTCAGTCAGGCATCGTCACCGAGTTCCGCGAGATCACCGGACTCAACCCCACGCAACGGGCAAAGGTCTTGGAAATGGTGCGCGGCCTCGGGGTCGACATCGACAACATGCAAGCCGACACGTTGGAGAATCCCAACCTGACCAAAGACATTGCCGACAAGGCCAACCGCGAGCGCGCCGCCAAGATTCTCGACCTCTATTCCAAGGTGTCCTATGCGGCCACGAAGAAGATCACGACCATGCTGGCGTGGGCTTGTCCTGATAACCGGTTACACGGCGTGCTCAAGTTTTACGGCGCCGGCACCGGCCGTTGGTCAGCTGGCGGCCCTCAGATTCAAAACGCCAAGAAGGCCACGCCGGCCATGCGCCCGATCACTCACGCGGCCTTTGCCTACATCGCCAAGGGCGGCACCGCCGCCGGCATCGACGCCGTCTATGGCGATCCCATTGAAGTGCTGGCCTCGTGCGTGCGCCACTTTGTGGGCGACCCTAACTGCGAGATTCTCGATGGTGATTACAACGCTATCGAAGCCCGCATCGCGTGCTGGGTATCGGGCGAAGTCGAGGCTCTGGAAGAATACCGTCGTGGAGTTGACCGTTACCGCACCATGGCCGCCTACATCTACAGCATACCTGTCGACAAGGTCACCAGCGACCAGCGTGAGGTAGGTAAGCGCGCGATCCTTGGGCTCGGCTACGGCATGGGCGCCGAGAAGTTTATGACCTCGTGCCGCGACATGTATGGCATCGACATTTCGCTTGAAATATCCGAGCGGGCCAAGGTGGCGTTTCGCGTAAAGCATAGCCGCATGGCCAAGTGCTGGCGCACTCTCGACGACGCCATCGTCGCTGCGATTCAACGCCCGCAGAACCCGCCCGCCGAGCTCGGTCGGTTGCGTGTTCATTGCGAGCGCACGGCCGGCATGCTTTACCTCTTTATCACGCTACCCTCGGGTCGCCGGCTGGCGTACCCATTGCCCGAGATCGTCGCCGACGACCAGTTCGGCCAACAGATAACCTATTGGGGGCAAATCCCGAGCAGCACTCGATGGGGCCGCATCAAACTCTACGGCGCAAAAGCGTTCGAGAACGTCTGCCAAGCCATCGCCGCCGATGTCATGTCTCATGGCGCGCGCAAGGCTGAGAGTCTGTGGATGCTACCGTTCGCGCTCATCCACGACCAAGGTCTGGCGCTGCGCTTGAAAGGTCAGACGGCCGATCAGTTCTCTGCCGCGTTGGCCACGCTGCCCGCATGGGCGCAGGGTTTACCGCTCAAGGTCGAGTCCAAGATCATGCCCTACTACTCAAAATGAAAATCGCCACCAAGTACCAAATCTTCGACTTGCCGGTTGAGATCACCGACAACGACGCCAAGCGGCTCATGCCGCATTTATCAGGCTGGAATCAACTCAACGAGATGTTCCTGCTTGGCGTATCCGAACAAGACCTACGCCGACTCGTCATCCTTGAAGTGATGAAAGGTCAGCGCCGAACCATCATCAATCGATTGCTTGGCCGCATTGCCAAGATCGAGCGAGCCCGCCAATTTTCCCGCATCCAAAAAACCATAAACCAAAACCTAATATGAGCAAGAATCAGAAATTCTTTGTCGCCGCCAACATCGTTGGAGCGACCACCGTCCACGCCGAGAACATCGAGGAGGCTCAGAAAAAAGCCCTCAAGATATTCTCCAAGCGGTACACGCTTCAAAAGTTGCCGGCCGGCGTGATGGTCTTCGATCCCGCCAACCCGCCATCGCACTTCGAGGCGATCCCTAACCCTAACTCGGACTTCGCTCCCGTGCCCACGCCCGAGGCGGCGCCAGCTTCTGAGACGGAGGGCAGCAAATGAACAACAATTCTATCTTTCCTTATATCATATTTTCTTTCGTATTCGCAATAATCGGTTTTGTATTTGGAGCTGCTTTTGGTACTTCGCAGTTTGGTGAAAAATTTGAGCGGGAAGCCGTTAAAAAAGGTCACGCTGTATGGAGTACCAACGAAAACGGCTACCCTGTATTTAAGTGGAAGGAGTCCTGCAAATGACACCGCATTTCCAGTTTACGGAAAACGGGAAAGTAATACTCTGATGCTGGAATCGGAACTAGAACGTAAGATCGTCGCGCTCTGCCGCAGTCAGCAGATCGCGACGTACAAGTTTGTCTCTCCCGCTAATCGGGGAGTGCCAGACCGCATCATACTGTGCAACGGCAAGGCGATGTTCCTCGAACTAAAACAGAAGGGGAAGAAGCCCACTCCACTCCAGCTTCACGAGATGGGTCGCATCCGTGAAGCCGGTTGTCGGGTGGTTTGGGCTGACAACTTCGACGACGCTCGCATCCTGATTCTGCACTTCGCAGCCAACGCATGAAATTCAACCCCGAACCCTACCAGTTGGTGATGCGCGATCACTTGCTCAACAACGAGCGAGCGTACGCCAACGTAGGGCTCGGCCTTGGCAAGACAGCTTCGACCCTATCTGCGCTCAACGAGCTGTTCAAAGACGGCGCCATTCGTGCCGCGCTGGTTATCGCCCCGCTGCGCGTGGCCCGCGTTACATGGCCAAACGAGATTCAGAAATGGGACGCGTTTAAGTGGATGAAGACCGAGATTCTCAAGGGTCAGAAACCCTCGGGCAAAGCTCACGTCTACCTCATCAACTACGAACGGTTGAGCCAGCTAGAAGACCTCAAGTTCTGTGACGTCGTGGTCTTCGATGAGATCACCAAGGCCAAGAACCCCACGAGCAAACGGATCAAAGCTCTGCGCCCGCTACTCAAACATCAGCGCCGCTGGGGTCTGACCGGCACACCACGGCCCAACTCACTGTTGGAAATCTTTGCCCAGATTCGGTTGCTGGATGATGGCAAACGGCTGGGCACCGCGTTCTCCAGTTTTCGCGACGGATATTTTTACCCGACCGACTACATGCGTTACAACTGGGAGCCCAAGGCCGGCTCGGAGGGTAAGGTCTACGCCAAGATTCAAGACATGACCGTCACGCTCCGCAGCAGCGACTACCTCGACATCCCCGACACGCTGTTACAGGACATCGACGTGCCATTGCCCGACACGGTTCGCGCCGCGTACGAAGAACTGGAAAAGCAGTTTCTCATCGCGACCAAAGAGGGCGAAGTGGTTGCACGCAACGCGGCCACCTTGGTTGGAAAACTCCACCAGATTTGCGGCGGCACGGTTTACAACGACGAGCGCATCATTGAAGAGTTACACGACGCCAAGATTAAGGCGTTGGAAAAACTTGTGACCGGCATCGGCGAGCCCGTGCTTGTCGCGTGCAACTACGTCCACGAGCGCGAGCGCATTTGTCGCGAGCTCTCAAGCCTCGGCGCCGTCGACGTGGCCAAGTTCAAAGGCGATATCGAGAAGGCTTGGAACAGCGGCACGATCCCAATCCTTGTCGCCGATCCTCGATCCATCGGGCACGGGCTAAACATGCAAGCCGGCGGCCGCACCGTGGTCTGGTATTCTCCGACGTGGAGTCGCGAACTCTACGATCAATTTAACGCCCGCGTGGCGCGCAAGGGGCAAGACAAGCAGCCTCAGATTTACCGGCTGGTTTCGCCTAACACTATCGACGAGGCGATCATTGAAACTTTGCGCGAGAAGGGCGATGCCCAACACGAGATGACCCGCGTCATGTCTAACTACCGAAAGTTAATCGCCTGATTACTTCGTGATGCGTTTGAATTTGTACTGACGCATCTCGGATTTGTCCGCGATACCTTGCAAAAGGTTTTGTGTGCCAGTCGAGCAGGAGCCGACCGTCTTTTTAATCTCGGCGCACAAAGATTTTTCCGTCGCAAGGAGCACTTTGAAGTTGGTGCAGCAGTCGCCGGTCTTAGCTTTGGAGACGATGTCGCAAGCGTCGCAATTCAGCGCCGGCAAATCCACCTCCATATCCATGCCGATCATGCGCTCGACCACCGAGTCGTACTCGCCTTCGTAAGCTGGGTAAAGCTCGCCAAAAAACTCATGGTCTTGAAGGAAGTTACAACCGCTCGCCATATTGTGAGCGTTGTGCGCGTAAAGCTGAAGGGCGCGAAGGAGGGTGGCGATGGCTTTCATGGCAAACCTCGTAGAGCATCCGGTTTTACAGCGCAAGAAAAACTCTTGACCCCAATTCTTAACAAGGTAACCCCAAATCATGCCCACCAAACTCCCTCGGCTACACATGGTAGCCTGTTTCCACACGCTACTTACCGATGCCTATAGCCATTGCGCGTTCAGCGGCAAATGCCGCCGATGGGCCAAGATGATGAAGCCCTACGGCTGGGAAACGGTTCTCTACGCCAACGAGGGCAGCGACGCCACCGACGCGGCCGAGTTCGTACCCATCCTCAACGCCAAGGAGTTTGCCGAGTTTTACCCCCGCCCCGACGCCAAAGAATTTCATGGAAATCACGCCGTAATCGGACAGTTCGGTTGGCCCACGTTTAACAGCCGTTTGATCACCGAGCTGGCCAAGCGAGTCGCCCCGGGCGACATCATCCTTCACCCATTCGGTCGGGCTCACGAGTCGCTCGTCGGCATCTTCCCCCAGTGCCAGCACGTCGAGTCTGGTATTGGATACGGCGACAAGCCGTTCGGTTGTTGGCGCATCTTCGAGTCTCAAGCGTGGCGCCACTACCACTGGGGCCGTTGGGATCACGACGCGTCCGTGCCGCAAGGCGAGCGCGGCCAAAACCGGTTCTACTCGTGGGTGGTGCCGAACTATTTCGACCTCGATGACTGGCAGGTAGGCACCGGCAAAGACGACTACATCGTTTTCATGGGTCGCATCACGCCCGAGAAAGGCATGACCACCATCGCGGCCATCATCCGCGAGTTCGCCAAACGCAGCAAAGAAACCAAAGAGGTTCCGCCTCGGTTCGTGTTCGCCGGCCAAGGTAATTTTGAGAAAGAGGTGATGAGCCACGTTCTCGGTGATCCGCGCCCAGAAGACCATTGCCTCAACATCGAGTACGTCGGCCCCGTGCATGGCCGCGCCCGCTCCGACCTGATCAACAACGCCCGCTGCATGCTCATGCCCACGTCATTCGTCGAGCCCTTCGCCGGCTCTGGCGTTGAGGCGATGCTGTGCGGCACTCCACTCCTCGCGGTAGGCTATGGCGCGTTCACCGAGACCATCGTGGAAGGTGTCACCGGCTACCGCTGCAACACGCTCGGAGATTGGATGCACGGCATTGAAGCCACGCGCCATCTCGACCGTAAGGTCGTGGCTGATACAACCCGCGCTCGGTATTCACTCCAAGCGTGCGGGAAGATTTACGACGCGGCGTTTCGCCAAATCAACGACCTCAGCGGCGCGGGCTGGTATTCGCCTGAGAGCTACCGGATCGGCCGGCGGCCATGAGGGCTTTGGCGAATTTACCGATTTGATCGGGCGTCATTGAGCCCGTCAAATCGTGCGGTTCTAGCGGCTCTTTATTGGTTGAAGGCTTGGAGAGCGTTGTTCGCTTGCTCTCCGAGCCCCTGCGCTTTGGCGAGTTTAAGAAATTCTTCATCGTAGGAGTTTTTCAGGTTGCTCTCAGAATCTCCAGCCAATTTAGCCCAGATGTCCTTTTCAGGATACCAGAGAATGGCTTGAATATCCGCGTTGGTTGTTTTCATGCCGCGCTGCTCAAGACCGACACGGACTTTGTTCACAATGCGGTTAATAACTTCACGATCTTGGTCGCTTGGGACATCAACCGGTTTTAAGATGTTGGAGATAACCCGAGCGGCTTTTGCCCACGTCGGTTTGTTACCCGAAAGCTCTTTATTCGTCAGAGTTTCGGTCCGACCTTTGCTCGCATCGTAAGACTGGTAGAAAGCCTCTCGGTCTTTGTTGCTGAGTTTAGTTTCGGAGCCCTCTTTGAATTTGACCCATGCGGCTTCGCGATCCCGCAACGGCTTTACCAGCTGTTTACTCAAGGCTTCAAGGCTGAGAGAGCCATCGCGTACGGCGGCAGCTTGCTCAGGGGTTATGCCGTTACGAACTTGGTCATAAACCTTGTTCCAGCGGCTATCTAGCTCGTCCGCTGCCGAGTAAATTTTATCAACTGATTCGGGATTTGAGAGGAGGCGTTCAGCCGTTTTTTCGGATATGGTCGTACCCTTTTTGCCGCCTTGCGACACGGTACGAACACCTTTTAAGACCTCGGGAAGTGGGATTCCAACCTCCTTCAATCCGTCGACCATTCGAGCAATTTGTACGGCGTTTACGGGGTCTGGAAGCACGTCGCCGGTCCAGCGTCCCCAAGTGCGACGCATCCAAAGATCGACCGTAACAGGATTAAAATTGCCCAACAGGTTTTGCAGGAATCCGCCACCGATTTTAGGACCGAACAGGGCAGAGCCATTCACGATATCGTTTACGCGGCCCGCGATCTTGGCGTCTTTGCCGGTTATTTGTGAGGCAATTTCGGACAACTCCCCAACGGTAAATTCTTTATTCAGCAGCTCGTTTACGCCGTCCCAGCCTTTAAGGTCTAAGAGCTTGTTAGCTAGTTCGAGATTTCCAGAGATCGATTCGGCTTTGGTGCCGTAGTCGATGCTAGGGTCAAAACGCCCCGTCTCTTTCAGAATCTTAAATTGGTCATTCGCGAAACGAGTGTTTTGCGTAACATTCAGGTTTTGAGACGTGATGGCCAAAGCCGTAGCCATGCCCAGCTCAGCGGTTTTAGCGTTCGAGAAGCCGGCAGCTTGTGCGGCTTCATCACTGGCCAATTCTGGATGGAGGACGCGGGCAATCGCCAGAGCTTTTTTAACCGCTGTGGTGTACCAGTCGGCAGCATTACCACCTTGTTTCAAGCCAGCCAAAACCTCTTGAGCGGCGTTATCAACAATCGCGGATTCTTGCTCGGGAGTTATCGTTTTTGAGGTTACCGGCTCACCACCCCAATGGTCGATTGCAGCCTCTTGAATCTGTTGAGCTACTTCGGAGTTGGTACGCTTACCACTGACTGGGAGAGCCGACTCGCGAGCGTAGAGCGTGTTGAGGGCGCTCGTAACAGGTAAATCGGGCCGCTCTTTGATGGGCTCGGGCTTGGCGGGAACCTCGGTCGCCAGAGGCGCTTTTACGGGCTCTGAAGCGAGTAAATCTGAAGTTATTCCGGCCGTCTCTGGCTGACTACCAACCCCGACAATTTCAGGTTGGGCGACATCTTTACGCGCTCTAGTTTTGAGAGACGTTCCCAATACGTCTCGGTAGGCTTCTCGGGCGGCAACGCGGCCGCCTTCGCGTTCTCCATCGGGGCGTTTAACACTGGAGAAATCGCCGATAAATTCGCCGGTTGCGGCACTGGATTCGATACTTGGTTTTGTGGAGTGTTCATGAAGTTGCTCGATCTTATTAAGAGCTTGTTGCCCACCGTCAAACACGAAACCCTGAACACCGTCAGCGGTCTGAGTAAGGGTGCGGTTGTCCAAGCCGGCATCGATCATCGATTGACGAGCGTCCGCTATCGAAACATCTTTAGGCCACGATATGAAATGCGTCGCGTCTTTGCCATTGGAGTCAGTGGTCCACCACAAAGCGGCTTTCTGATCGCGGGAAAGGCCGGCAGAAGCCGCCAATCGACGAAGTTCCTCAACCGGTTTATTGTAATCGAACACGGCCGCAACCGAGTTTTCTGCTCCATCAACCCAGTCACCAATGGCGTTACTCACCGTCGCATCAGGAGCTAACTCCTGCATCTTCATTTTGAAACTGGCTTGGTCGGCCGAAGTAAGGTTGCGACGAGCACGATCAAAATTGATGTCGGTAACGACGGGGCTTGCCGCCACGCCAGAAGCACGGCGCGTCATGGTAAGACCTTCGTGAGCTTTGTTGGTTTCAGCCCAAAGCACGTCGAGTTGAGCCTTAATCGACTCACCAAACTCCTTCACCATCTCGGTACTCCAAGTTGCGAAGTCTTTGACGCCGCGAGACAGGATCATCGAGCCTTTGATCACATACGCCGTCGCAAGTTCTGGATCGATGTTAGAGCTAACTTGGCCTTTGCGGTCGGCCAAAACTTTGTCAGCCCAAGCGTCGGGATTTTCGAGTAGCTTGGGGTCATCTAGGGCTTTTGCACTGGGCAACAGCTCTTCAACCGATGGGTCAATAGGCTTACCCTCGGGGTCTACCCAACCCTTTTCGGTCTTGGTATACTCAACTCCACCAAAAGTCTGTTTTTCAGCCAGCAACGGTTTAGGGGCGGCCTCGGTAACAAGCGGCAGGGTGGGTTCTGGAATGGTCGCAGCCGGTGCCGAACGCTCGCCCGACAACATGCCCGCCGTGGGTTCTGCTTCTGGCACCGGCTGCGTTGGTGCGGTTTCTTCTACACGACGGGAAAGGATTTTCTCTGACGGCGTCTTGGCTTTTGCAGCCGATGCGCCTCGGGGCATGAGCGTATTTAGGGCGCTCAATGCGGCCGCGCCTTCCCCCACGCCCTCTTCGAGCGGTTTTCCAGCGATCACGTTTTCGCCAACCATGGAAGCGGCACCTTCAATGCCGCCTTGAACCGCTTGAGCTCCACGTTTGGCGAAAAACTCGCTGACAAGGCTCTTGGACATCCGATCAACAATCAGTTTATCGGTGGTTTTCTTTAGGGGTTCGGGGAGGAATTTGAAAAGTGTGGCTTGAAGAGCGCCCGATGCTAGGGCCTGTTTTTCAGCCGCTGCCGCAGCTTCTTCAGGCGTCTTACCAGCCCCGATTTCCGACTCGTAGGCTTCGCCCATGCGATCCCCGATGGATTGGAGGCCAATAGTTGCAGGAGCCAAGGGGCCCGACCCGAGAAGAGGTAAAAAACCACCAACCATGCGGGAAAACTTAACGCCCCAATTTTTCTCCTGCTCTTCAGGCACGGGGTATGCCTCTCGGGCGCCTTGCTGGAGCTCTTCACCGAACTGATAAACCGGATCGGCCTTTATCCCCGCCATTCGCTCGATACTCGACAGCGGTTTTTTCTCCATCTGGCTGGGATCAACCGGCCGACCAAACTCGTCGACGATGGGTTGCTCAGCAACGCGAGAAGCGAGGATGGCAGCTCCCTTGGGTATCGCACCAACACCCGACACGGCGCTTTGAGCAACCGCATTAAGTTCTGCGCTGTCGAATTTGTCGTAGGGATTTGCCATGATTATTTTTTACCGGTAAGCCACTTGGCAGAAGTGCCCGCACCGAATTTCTCGTCAAACTGTTTCGCCGTATCTGGATTGGATCGAAGATAGTCGACATCCATCTTGGTGATGGGACGCGTCTCGGTACGCCCAGCTTCTTGGCCGAGTTGCTTGGCAGCCGTACCCGCCGCAGCAGCCTCTGCACTGGCAAACAATTTTGGACTGATGGCTTCCGAGAGAGACCCTTGCACCGACGGAGAGAGAAGCCGGTTGCGAGCCATTTCACGAGTCACGGGTAACGCGGCAGTAGCCGCACCAGAAAGCAGCAAACGAGCGGGCAACGGCAATCCTTCAGTACCCATGAGCGTACCCATGCCCATAGCCCCTTGAAGGATGCTGGAGACATTGCTCACGCCGGGAGCGGGAATTTTGGTCGGGTCGGCAAGGCTGCTTGGAAACGCCAATTTGAATTGCCCCAAAAGTTCGAGATTTCCACTTAACGGGACGCCCCGATCCAACTGCTTTTTGAAGACGTCGGGATCGATGGAGAAATCTCCAAGGTTTAGCGCCTCTTCGACATTGTAGGTCTTAGCAATCTTTTCCCGAGCCCGTTTTAGGTTATTCGCAGCATCCTCAAACCCAGCTTTACGCATGGCGTCCTCGATATCCAACTCAAGCTGTCTAGCTTGGTCTTTGAGATCGTACGCAGCCGTCTGAGCTTCGACGTTCTTGCCACCAGAGTTGTAATACTTATCAAAGTTTTTCTGAGATTCTCCGCGCAACTCGCGCAGCTTTTTCACGTCCGCAGCCGCTTGAGTTTCCAAAATGGCTTTATTAGATGCGATTTGTTGATCGTATTGATCCAACAAAATCTCACGCTGTTTTGGATCGGGCTCTAAATCAATCTGGGCACGGGCCTTTTCCAACTGATCTAACTCAGTCTTAGCTTTTTTCTGAATCTCGTCGATGACGTTGTAGGCTTCACCCGCATCTTTTCGGAGCTGTTTAAGAAGGCCCGGAGACAACTCGGCAACCCGGCCGTCGGCATCGGGAACAAGGTCTAATTCTTCTCGAATTAACGCTGGCACCTTTTCGGCATTTGCTTGTTGCACCTGACGCTTGGACGCTACGGCACCACCATAGCTCTCCAGCTGTTTATTGGAGAACGATGGGTCAAGAGTGGTGGGGAGGACTGAAAGTCCTTTTGCCTGACCCTCTTCAAGAGTACGAATTTTCTGAGGTGTGACCCCGGGCACCGATTCTACGCGTCCACCGGGCAACTTCGGGAGGACGGCTTGTACGCCTCCACCCACTACAGCGGGAAGGGCCGTACCAATCGCCAATTCTTTAGCCGATGGCAGCTCGCCTTTGTCTAACCCCGATTGCACGGTGGTAGCAGCGGCGCCGGCTACGCCTTGTTTAGCCGCTTCTTTGAGGATGGGCTTAATGCCCGCTTTAACCACGCCAGACCCGGGAATAGCACCCGTGCCAACATCAGCCAGCAGCTCGCCCCAACGAAATTCATAGTTGGGGTCTTCAGCCATGCGCTGAATTTGATTGGTGAGATTACCCACACCACCACCGATGCTCCCACCGATGGCCGTACCCACGCCCGGAAGGAGCGCAGTACCGATCATTTGCCCCGCCGTGGTTGCTCCTGCACCCGTGAGCATTTCCCGCCCCATGGTGTACATGGACGGGTCTTCAGAATAGAGCTTGGCCGTGGATGCGGGAGCCGGTGAGAAATTTGCTGAAGCCGACGGTGTCTGAAGACGCTTTAACTCCGCTGCAAAGGCGCGTGCGTCCTCGGCAGCTTGAGCATCACCAGCTTTGGCCGCGTCATCGGCTTTGATGAACGCGGACTCCAACTGTTTTATGTCAGGCATGGAATTATTAGTATCGCTTCAGACGTTCTTCGAGGCTATTGGAATCCGCTGAGCCCGCATAGGTGTCACCAAAATCCTTATCAAAAGCCTCACGAACTCGTCTTAGGGCACCATTTCGAGCTCTGCGTACGGCTTCCAAATTCGCCCTTAAAGATTGAGCATCCAATCCTTGATCAAGAGCCGCAATCGTACCTTGGAGCAGCTTATTTTCCGTGTCGGATACGTTACCTAGCGCGCCACCCGTTGGGGAATTTTGACGCATCTCAGTCAAGGCATCGAAGCCGACATTCGTACCAATGGTGTTTAGAATGCTTCGTAATTTGTAAGCGTTCGTGCCGGGGATATCTTTACCCAAGCTGCCTACGATACCGGTTGTAGTCGTATCCGCCAAAGCCAAGGCTTGGTTGATTGCATCGTCCACAAGCTCGGTTTTATCTTCTAAAGCACGAACAGTTTGACGAACTTTAGGCAGCGTTTTCTGTTTTGCGACTCGGGCAGTAGCCTCCGCTTTTTGCTCAGGAGTAACGCCGGCAAACGGATTAATCGCTGGGCCAGCCGCAGCCGGTGCAGCCGCAGGAGCAGCCGGGGCTGGGGTCGGTGCAGCCGCAGGAGCGGTCATGCCCGGGACTGGTGCTGAGATAGCCGCGTTACCAAATCGCAGAGACTCCGCAGACGGACCCGCAGTACCCGTAGGTGCTGGAGTAGCCAACGGAGAGAAAGACCCGATTCGCGTTTCAGGCGCGCCAACAATTTCTACCCCCGTACCGGTTTTAGCATAGCGCACTATTCTACCATCGTTTAGCTGCATCAACCCTACGCCGCTTTTGGCAAGATCGTCAGCTGCTTTTTGATCCGCAGTTTGCTGCAATTTAAGCTGTACGCGGATTGCTGCCTTTTCATCTTCCGTGCGATTGGGGTCAGCCAACATCGACTGCAATTCGTTTATGGTGCGAACGGTTGAAGTGAGGCTCTTATTCTCTAGCATCCTCTTCGCAAGCACTGGGTCTGATCGGAGGATGTTTGCCACATCTTCCGCTTCCCGCTTCAGCCGATCAGATTTAGCGCGCTGAGCTACCGTGCCCAAACCTACGCCAGCTTCTGCCGTAGTGAGCAGCGCCTTCTGACGCTCTGCTTCCGTTTGAGGAGCGACAAGGCCCATGCCGGCTTCCGATTTGCTTTTGAGCAGATTTGCGTTAGCCGCCCGTGCAGCCGCTTCGGGCGCTACTAGGCCCTTCTCGATGGTGTCGCGGGTGGTCTTCAACGCCAACTCGGCATCGACGGCATTCTGCATGGCTGGAGCCGTGCGGATAGCCTCGTAAGACCTGAGCGCATTGGTCACGCTATCATAGATTCCCCTCACATCGACCTTGCCGATGTTACTGGGAATCTCCGGTGCGCGGATGCTGGCTGGGACTTGGAATCCAGAAGTTTCGAGGGCCATGATAAGATTAGGTTAATGGCTTGGGCTTATACGAAGGCGTAGGCAAACCCTGACCAAAAGTTGGAATCCCTGAGAGTAGCCCTTGACCAAAAGATGGAGTGCCCGAAAGCGAAGCGCCGGGTACATAGCCACCGCTGCCTAGGGTGTAATTCACGGGGGTAGATTGAACGGAACCCAGCAAACCACTGGTATCTCCAACCCCAGTAAGCCCATAATTCCCGCTAAAATTCAGCGATGAAGGGGGCGTAGCCGTCCTTGGAAGACCGGCATAGAGGCTGCCAAATTTGCCGAGGGCATCGGTGATGCCGCTCACCAGTGAAGCATCAGCGCCGGCTTGCGTACCCAATCGACCAGCTTGGATATTTGCTTCGCTACCGAGGAGGTTCGCTTGGCCGCCCGCCTTTGCGATATTGAACTGGTTCATGGCCGCACTCTGTTGCGCTTCAAGCGCCGCAATCTGGCCGGGATCAAGACCGGAAACCGGTAATTTATTGGCCGCAAGCAACCCAGAAGCATTCGCCATCCGTTGCTGTTTCAGCGCCTCGGCCGTGGTGCCGATAGACGCAGCGGTGAGCGGGCCGGCCGGCGCACCGCTCAAAGCGCCCATGGTGCGAGAAGCCCGAGCAACTTGATTAGCAATGTCAGGAGAAAGTTTACCACCCAGAGCGAGGTCTTTGCTAATCTGCTCCGAAAGGCCGACACGAGCAGCCGCCACCGCAGGGCTAAGTTCGCGCTCAAGCGCGAGAGAGTTTTTCGCATTGGTGATCGCATTGGCCGTGGCTTCGGTCTTGAGTTTCTCGATGTCGATAGGCTCATATTTCAGACTACCAAGCAGTGCGCGCTGTTTGTCGACAGCCTGTTGAGCAAGGTCGGCCTGTTTATTCCCGGTCACGCGGGCCTGACTGGCGTTGTACAACGACGTGCCGGCGCCCAGAACGGCACCAGAAGCTGCGACGCCGGCAGCGGCAGCGGCTCCACCGGTAAGGGCGCCGGCAGTGATGGCAGTTCCAAGGGATACGAAGCTCATGATGCGATAAGTTTAAGTTTTTGATGCTCTAAATGAGCGTCACTTTTCTCGATTAAATCTTCTTCGAGTTTGTCGAGATTGGTTTCGTGAGTTGGGTGGACGGTTAACCAGCGGCAATCGGTAATAGCATAGCCGATTTTCTTTTTGCCGGGGCTGGAAAGCACGATCTTCGGGCCGGTCATCTCTTCGACTTTGTCATCGACGACGACGCGCATGGTGCCCGAAAGCAGGATATTGAAATGCTCGGTCTTGTGGGAATGTCCCACCACCATGACACCCGCATCGAGGAACATCTCACGCATGTAGACGCCGGGGCCAAAATGGTTGGTCACCGCCGGCACTACCTCAGAATCGGTGGCACGGGCAAACTCGAACAGGCTGCGCTCAAACTGGTCCACGTCATCGCGTGTGATAGCCAGCTCAGAACGATTTTCGACTGTGGCGAGTTCAGACATTAGGGGAATCCGACGAACACGCACGCCACGAGCGGTTGGCCGGGGGTGGTGAGGGCGGTGAGGAGTTGAGACGAAACGGTTTGAATGTCGGTCAGCGACGTGCGGAGACTGTCTTGGCTACCACGCAGCGTCTCGGTGTTGGCGGCAAGATTCTGCGACTCGACGGGATTGTAGTCGGTCGAGAATGGGAGATTCGCGATCTGGTTCTGAGGTGGCACCGTCGTCGCAACCGAAATAACCGAAAAGGAATCTGCGGCTGGCAAACCGTTGAAGCTCTGAATCGGGGTCAGGTCGGGCAAATTACCACCAACACCGAATAACGAGTTGAGGATGCCTTGCTGGTTTTGGCTGATGTTCGGAACTTGGGAGATGGCTCGACCATCGCACTCGATCCAGCCGGTTTGCGGGCTATCACCCGACAAGAAAGTATTCTTAATATCTCCGGGCTGAAACGGGGTGATGGCGGTGTACTTGCCCAGCGAAGTGCTCCAATATTTGAAGGTCAGCTGAGACGTGTTGAAAATAATCTGAGTCGTGAACTGGGTTGGATCGGCCGACACCGTCTGGAAAAACGAAACGTCCGTGTTGACCGACGCGGCGACGTACTGCGTCAGAATCGTGATCAGCTGGTTAATATCCGTGGCGCGGATGCCTACGGGTACGGGGACCGGAGTAAGGGTGATGGGAAGAGTTACGCTCATGGTGTGACAGGCGACTGATAGTTGGACGATTCGTCATATACCGGTTGGTACGGGCTCAACGCAAGCTGATCTTGCTGGTCGTAAAGCGAATACTCTGGGGTGACTCCAGAAATATGCTGAGGACACTCGGCCGCGCTGATGATATTGAACCCGTTTTCGTCGACGCCGGAATTGTTGATGGCCCGACCTTCGGTGTTGTCCGGGCGAGAATCGACCGCGATGCGGTAGGCCACCACGGCGCCACGGCCTTCCATCTTCAGGAGTAGGCTGAACGCGTGGTCGGTGCCGTCTTCGTACTCAGACTCAACGCCAGCAGAGGAGCAGGTGTCGTTCACGCCGCGCACGTCTTCGGAGATAACGGTACGGGTCTGAGCCAAAAAGGCGTAGTGCTCGGTGTCGTTGGTGACGACCGAGAAGCCGGGCACCGGGGTCAAAATTGAACCGGGGGTGGCCGTGATGTTTTTGCTCAGCAACTGGTGGTACGACCCACGCATGCCACGCCAATAACCCGTTACGGAGAGATTGCCCACGATCTGATCGAGGAGCAGACGGAAATGGCGGAAGTTGGCGTACTCGAAAACCGAGTTTTGCACGCGATCCAGCCGCGTCTCCATGAGCCACGGAATCCGATGGCCGTTATCGGACCGACTCGATTGAAAGGCTTCCCAAATGCGAACGACGCCGTCGTCATCCATCGACAGGGCGTACGTATGCTCGGCCGCGAGGTTGACATAGGACCATTCCACAGGGCGAATGCCGGTCCAAATACCCTGCCAGCCGGTCGTGCCATAGCTGAAAGGGCCGTCGGAACCGACAGACCGCACCACCGTCGTCTGACGATCCAGCACCTGAGTGTGGCGGCAGTAGCAGCGCCCATTGGTCACGGTGCCGACCGGCATGCTCCAGAAAACGGCGCTGCCCCGCTTACCCGCGCAGGTTAAATCGCCGAACGGGTTGTTGGGCGGGGTCACGAGACGCTTGGAGTACGCCATCTCTTGGTCGATGATCGGCAAATTCTGCGTCGAATTGACCGTGTTAACCGAGTCGAAGAGGACGAGCCCATCCACCGAACGCCAATAAGCTAGGCCGCGATGGATAATCAGGCTTTTCCCTGCAACGCAGCCGGCGCCGCTGAAGATTTTGGTGGCAAACCCCGACGTGTTGGCCCAGCCCGCGCCGTAGCTGGACGGGATGCGGTTGCGGATGCCGCTGAAGAGGGTCCACGTCGTGGTGCGCGTGCAGACGATCACGGCCGATTGATTGTTGCCCGAGGTGCCGCGATCAATCGCGCCGGTCACGTCTTCGGGAAACACCAAAACCTGAAGGCTGTTGAGCGTGAGCTCCTCGGTGAAGTGAAGAGGGTCGCCAAGATCGGAAGCGAAGCCCAGTCGGCCGGTGAACACGAAAAGACGATCACCGCTCCATGCACACCAGAGTCCTATCCGAGTCTGGTTGTAGTTGGTGTCGTAAAGGGTATTGCCGTCTTCATCGACGGTGACCTTTTTCTCGGGGTTCAAGTGAGTCCCCGTGAGGCCGTCCCACACGCCGGCTCGGTTCACTCCGTCTTGGATGATGAGCAGGTTGCGAGGGATGATATTATTAACGTACTGACCCGAAACGATGGTGTTCGTTTGCGTGCAGGACGTGCCGGTTAACTGATCGGCATTAGGGCAGAAACTGAGATTGGGGATTTGCTGAGCGTCGTCGAGCGATCCGTCCGAGTTGATGTTGCAGAACCACACCGACCCGCTCACCGCGAACACTTTTTGCGGCCGACCGTTTGACGGGTAGAAGTCCACCATCATCTGAGGGTGGATCACCGGTTGGCCGGCAGAGAGCCACCACAGGTTGAACACGGTGCCGGCCGTCTTAACGTCGAAAGTCAGCCGAGTCTTGAAGCCCGGACGCGTCTGCACAAAACCACCCTGAGTCACCGCGTTCTCCAACCACCGGAGCTGGGTCGGCTTGATCGCCAGCGGGTGCGAAAAGCTGTCAACGCCCTCGGGAAACCCCGCGAACTTTGCGCCATCGAGGCCGCCCTCGATCATTACCCGTCCCGGTGTGGTTGTTTCAGCCATGGTTTAACGGTAGTCGATGGTGCCGATTCCGAACGAGGGATCGACCTGAAGTGGGCCCCAGTTGGGACCGTCTTCGATGGTCTGGATATCTTGCAGAAGTTGCACGGCCTTAGTCTCGTACTTCTCGGCCAGCTCGATGTTGTTCGTCTCGCGCAGACGGATCGCTTTCAACAGGTCGAGCGTGGCTTGATAAGAAGCGAGCGGGACGATGTCGTAGTCGTTGACGAGGTCGATGGTCTTGCGGCGATACTTGATCCGCACCCACTCACACCCGCACGAGACGCGCATGCGCTTGTAGCGCGGATTCGTTTCGTTCGGACCGTAGTAACCGATGGTGACCGCTTGGCCGAGCTGGGTCGGAGGGAACGCGATCAGCTTAACGTAGCCACGGGTGACCGGCTTGGTCACCTGCGTGATCTTTTTGAACATCGTCGCGTTCGGGTCGGTCGCCGCGTAGCCGTTCAAGAGCTGCACGCGCACGCCGGGAGACGACGGACCCGTAGTCGGGATCGTTAAAACCTGTTTTTGATTGTAGTTCGCGTCGACCGTCTCACCTTGCACGATCAGCTCCAAAGAGCCGTTGCCGTCGATGGGGTCTTCGCAGATGGCCGCGATGAGGCTCCATTGCTTCACGTCCTGAAACGTGGGCGACCACATCTTGTCATCCCAGAAGACGCCGCACGCGCCGCCACAAGAGCTGTTCGATCCGAGCCCGTTGATGTGATACTCGTACCAGCTGTTGCGGAACAGGGCTGGACGGCCGCCGACGTTAGACGCCAAAACGGTATCAACAAAATCGGGCAGCGTGATGAAGCCGCATTTGTCCGAGCAGACGTCGAGCGTGCTTACGTAAGGGTTCCAGTTGGCACGGTACGCGGCAATCTCAATCGCTCGGTTGATGTAGTCGATGATTTTGGTGCGGTCAGAAATGCCCAACAAGTCGTTGGATTTCGACGCCTCAATAATTTTTCCGAGCGTGATGATCATGGGGATTATTTCTCTTCGGTTTCGTCTTCGTCGTCTTCGTACGAGTCCATGGACTCCTCTTCGTCTTCGTCTTCGTCGTCGCCGACATCGATGCCCATACCCTTGGCCATCGACTTGAGTCCGCTTTCGAGGTCGGCCTTGTCCTCGTCAACCGACATCTCAGGCGCGCAGATTTCTTGAATCTCAAGATCGGCCGACGTTTCGCTGCCTCTCTCGGTTTCGGTCTGGGTCAGGGCGCGACGCTTGTAATAGACCAAGGCGTAACCCTCTTTGGGGAGCTTATCAAGATTGTCGGCGCCGTGAATGTACAGCGAGGGGTACATGGGCTTCATAGCTTTAGCCGACTTCTTCATCCCCATGTCGGAGATTTCGATGGTAGCGGTCGGGGTCATCCCCAAGTCGATTTCGACGGGGAACTGGGATTCGATATTGTCAGGTAAGGTTTTCATGCGATGAAGCCGGGGGAGGTGATGATGTTGGTGGGCTGGACAAAGGCCACAAGTTGAGCGCCAAGCAAGTAGAACTGATCGGACGCGGTGATCGTGACGTTTTGGCCGTTGGTGACGGTGGCCATGAACCAGAAATCGTACGATTCCGCAACGCCGTATTGGTAGCCGGCGTCTTGAGTTTTGAGCCGACCCCACGAGAACGTGTTCCGTACCGTGGTGCCGTCCATAAACTTGACCGTGCCGTTGAGGTTATTGGGGCCGACAGCGCCACCGTTCCAGCCGATCTGCATTTTCAGGCTGAAAAGGTAATTCCCGCTGGCAAAGTTGGTCGTACCAAAATCGAGCACGCGAGAGCCCGAAAGATTGGAGAGATCGCTGGTGGGGACAGCAGGATTCCAGACCACGCCTGAGTAGATGGCCACGGGCGCGCCGCTGGGGCCGGTCGCCCCGGTGGCGCCGGTCTGACCGTTCGCACCGATGGGACCGGGTTGGCCTTGTGGGCCGGTCACGCCGGCAGGGCCGGTCACGCCGTAGCCCGCAGGGCCGGTCGCCCCCATGGGGCCGGACGGACCGACGGGGCCGGCGACGATTTGGGAGATGAGGACTGGGGGAGCACAAAAGTCCTCCCGGTTATTGCAGTCGTCGTTGGTATTGCAGCCGCAGCTCATAAGGATAAGGGGATTAAGGATTAACGCAAAGATTGAATCGGACTGCACCACTTGGAAGTGCGCTTCCATCAGTCCTCCAAACCTTGATTTTGGCAGTGGTTTTAGTTGAATTGTCAAAATCGTACCCACCAACGATGTTAGACCCAAATTCAGAACCCAGAGATATAGTTACTCCGCTGGGTTTCTTTCCAAGCTGGCAGGTTGTAATGGTGTAATCAAATGAGAACAGCGTGCTTCCGTCCAATGTCTCAACCGTGCTGAACGATTTAGATTCACCGCACAAGTTGTTAGAACCACTATCGGTAACCGAAACCCAATCAAGCGTATTATCGCTATCAGAATCATTTGATCGGTTATTGGTAACAATGATCCCATTGTTGTTAGCATCAATCAAGACGTTGGTTGATTGACCACGAAAGATATTGCCAACAACGGTGTTTGAAATTGAGTCAAGACCAACCTCTCCATCACCAGCAAAATGAATACCATAGGTTGCGGGACCGTAAATCGTATTCGCCGTAAAAGCTGACTCGAATACTCGAAGACAATCAATAATTGCTGGCCCGCTATCTTGGACCATTTCGTTATTGGTTACCATAGCTGCCGAAACATTTCTCAAATAGAAACATCTAGGCGACGATCCACGACAGTCTAAATTGTTAAAAGCCGCATAAAAGGCCGTCGATCTAAGTTTAGTACCTGAAGTAAGACCGACAATCTTAAATCCTATGTTGCACTCAATAAGATAGTTGGCAATAGCGTTCATGCCCTCCATTCTAAATGGTGAATTAACGCCAATAGACCAGTAATTGATGTGACAGTTGGTTATGTCGCCGTTAATTATCGCATCCTGATAATAAATGCCGGAGCCAACGTAGTCAGATACCTTGCCACAAATAAAACAATTATCAATGATGTAGTTATGGCATCGGCTCATGCTAATGCCCTTACTCCAATATCCAGCACCAATGTCACATCTCACCCAGCAATTTAAGATTTTTAGGTATGGGAAGAAGTGCTTATTGTTGAAATTGGAATGAATAACTTCAATAGCTGTGCCAGCATCGTAATTTTCATTAACTGAACTCCTTACCCAGAAACAAATATCCTGTATTTCAAAATTGCGAATGTCGTTCTGGCCGCCACTAGACACCGTAACTTTCAAACCCAAATCCCCATCTGCTGGTGGGGGGTTAAATTTAAGAACGGAAGCATTTTGCCCCATGCCGATAAAGGCAACATTTTCGGTTATCGTAACCGTAATTTTGTCACAGTTGAAGACGCCTTGGGGTACGAAAACGCATCCACCGCTTACTGTTGCTACTGTAAATGCTGCGACTATCGCAGCAGTGTTAGTCGCAGCACTAGCTGATGGCGATGCGCCGTAGTCAGTGATATTAAAAACGTCAGGACCGTACCAGCCCACGTCATAATTCGTGGTACTGTTCTTGGCCAGTCGGGCATATTTAGCTCCGCCCGCGATGACGCCGGGGCCTGTTACGCCCGTGACGCCTGTAACACCCGTGACTCCTGTAACACCCGTGACTCCAGTCACGCCCGTTACGCCCGTGACGCCGGGAGAGCCAGATACTCCAGTTGCACCTGTGACGCCTGTAACACCCGTGACTCCTGTAACACCCGTGACTCCAGTCACGCCCGTTACGCCCGTGACGCCGGGAGAGCCTGTTGCCCCAGTTGCACCGGTAACGCCCGTAACCCCGGGAGGGCCGGGAACCGTGCTTGCCGCACCCGTTGCACCCGTGACGCCCGTGACGCCGGCAGGGCCCGTTGCGCCGGTCACACCCGTGACGCCGGTAAGACCTGTGACGCCGGTAACGCCCGTGACTCCGGCAGGGCCCGTTGCGCCTTGAATACCTGTAGCCCCGGGAATAATGCTTGCGGCACCCGTTGGGCCCGTAACGCCGGTCACGCCCGTGACGCCGGTAACGCCCGTGACGCCGGTCACCCCGGTGACACCTGTGACGCCAATGGGGCCTGTTGGGCCAGTCGTACCTTGTACGCCAGTGGGGCCCGTTACGCCAATAGCTCCGGTTGCGCCGGTCACACCCACGGCACCCGTAGGGCCGGGGGCGATGCTTGCAGCACCTGTCGCACCCGTTTCCCCAATCGATCCGGTCGCACCCGTCGCACCCGTTGGGCCCGAAGGACCACCCGCTGGACCGGGAGGACCCGCTTGTCCCGGAGTGCCCGCCGCACCCTCACGGCCCGGATTGCCTTGCGGCCCGGTCGCACCCGTAGCGCCAGCGACTACGGTCGTAACCGTAGTGGTGCTGGGGTTAACGGGCGGTATGGTAAACTGGATGTTGGTTGTGGCCATTACGGTAATCTCTATTTAGCATCCCCAAGCAAGACGCGACCAATAATTGGCTGAAAGTTTATCGGAGGTTCCTTTAATCCCACTTGAGCGGGCGCAGTAGGACTTCTTGCGCGCCGGTTGGTCTTTTTTGATGCTCATGTTCGCATCGCCAAAGCGAATCACTTTGGATTTACCGTTGGCACAGGCGCGCACAACGGACTTTTTTCCACCGCTTACATCACGGCGTGGGCTATTGCAGGGTAGGTCGCGTGGGTTCATAGGGCATCTTTCCGCTTACGGCGTTTTACGTTATCTTTGGGCTTAATCCAAGGGGCCACGGCAAAAACAATTCCTAACCCAGCGGCCACACTGGCAAACCGCTCAAAAGTGATTAAAGATGAATCGGCTGCGTCCTTGTATTTGCGCGACACCGCTAAATTTTCCAGAAGCAGCTTGTTGATTAACTCAGTCATCGGGTCGATCACCGCATAGAGTTCAGCGGTCATGGTCGGTGAGTTCAACGCCTCGATCTGACCTTTGTCACACATCTCGCGCGCTTTCTTGAGATATGCTTTAACCAGCTTATGCTGCGCCACCAGTTCTGGGTGCTGGTTGTACTCGACAATCAATCGCTCCGCTTCGGTTTCTAAATTATTAAGAGAATTACAGAACTCTTTCGGGTTGATCAGCCCTTTGCTCGCCTTGGCCTGACCGTCCACGATGGAGAGACCGTAGATGTCAAAAAGAGGACTCAACACGTTGCTGGTAAGGGCGAACTCTTTGTCGCTTTCCGCGATATTTCTCGACACCTTTTGCACAGTCAAAACCCCTACTCCCGAAAAACAAATTACGGTTAGCGCAAGCGCAGCAATGATGACCTTGGGGCTCATTTTTTAATCAGCTTACTTGGGTTCTTGGAATACCGCTTCGCCAGAGTTGTTAGCCCGTCGATAATCTCAGGAGAAACAACGCCGGCCACGCCGTACGTGATGGCCTTAACAAGAGAACTGACCTCGATCTGTTCGACAATGAACCAAGCAATCGTTGAGACGATAGCGGCCATGAGGATGCGGCGAACGCTGTCCCATGGGGTACCTTGAATCGGATTGGCAAGCAACCTTGCAGTCATGCCCGCCCCGCCGATAACGGCGGTGAGCCACCCGGTCTCTTTCCAAAGTTTAGCCACTTCCATGAGGTCTTTGGGTTCGTTCATTTTTTAGCCCTCATCTCCATAATTTTTTCAAGTGTTCTGCCACCAAAATAAAAGCTCATGATTAGCATGCCCCATTGGCCAAGCAGGGACACGTAGGATTCGTTGGCATTGTAGCCAAACGCCGACATCCCGGCGAAGATAAAATACCCGAGCAAAATCGCCGCAAGAGTCATGGGGCGAATGTTCTTCGACCACCATGAGTCACTAGCCATGTCGGCCTGTAACCGTTGAGTCAAATTATTCTGTTCAACCTTGTAGGCTTCCAAGTCCGCATTCATCTTGGCCAGCTCGCCGTTCTGGGCCAACTGAGCAAGCTCTAGCTGCGCCTTGGCCTTCGCCTCTGGGTCAGGAATGAGCTTGTCGATGAGCTTCGTACCAATGCCTAAGACTTCAGCGAGAGGGAACATGGTTAAACGGCTTTAGGGTTGGTGAGACGACGAAACAAGAAATACGGGAGCCAAACCCACTTTGGTATCTTGGTGATTTTTACATTGGTATTCTGCACCACAGGCATCTCGGCGTCCCACACTTTGACGCGGATTGGCTTATCGTCTGGCGAACAGCAGGTGTGCAACAGCACACCCTTGGTTGGTGCTCTGCCAAACTTCCAGTAGTTGTCGTATTGGCCTAGCTCCACCGTGCCTGAAACGACGCAATTATAGATTTTCACACCATCAATAGCGCCTTTGATTGTGACGGAACCCTCGATGGTGCAGGATTGGAAAGAATAGCCGTTCCCGCGCACGCAGTCGATGGAGTCTTCACGGGAAGCGGGGATGGTCAAACCGCGAGCGGTGAGACCCTCCACGTTGCTGCATTTGAACAGGTCGTCGTACTCTTTCGGGTTCGACGGCGCTTGCCAGTCCTCAGACGTAACCAGCTTGCCGTTGTCCTGTGGGCCAACGTAGCTGCGCCAGTTCGTGTCCGAGGTACCAGCCATTTTATTCAGCTTTTGGAGCCTCAGGCGCAGGTTGATTGGCTTTCACGATCTCGGTGAGCTTCGTGCGTAAGCCGCCAACGGTGGCGAGTTCTTCACCGCGAAATGCCCCACGAGTGGAGCAAACGTCGATGAGTTGGACGACGGAGGCGAGGTCGTTAATTTCGATGGTGGGTTTGGATTCGGTGTTCATGTGTTTTGAATAGGTTCGATGCTAGGCTTTAGCGGCTCGACGATGACCTTGCCGTTGTCATCTGTCCAGTCGGTTTCCATCATGTGCGGGTCTTGGCGTTCGCCGATGACCATCCACGAAATCTCGTCGGTGCAATCAACGTTCTTGGCTTCGATGGTGAGGATGTTGCCAGTGACCTTGCCGCGAACTGCCGTCCAGCCGCTTTCGTTGGTCGTGAAGCATTGCACGTCGCGACACAGCACTTCAAACGTGCCCTCGGTCATGGTCGCAGCGGCGTCGATGTTCACCAAGGCTTTGCCGTCAATCAGCACAACCTTGCCGCGATAGATGAGGTCAGCTTGTGGGCCTTCGATGAAGCTGTGAACTAGTTGATGCGTGGCCGATTTCTCGGGCAACGGATGCTCGATGCGGAACGAGCCGGAACCTTTGGAGAGTGCGCCAACAACCTCAAATCCAGCAAACACCTTTATGTTTCGTGTTGATTGCTCAATAAACAGTTGAGGTTGGTTAGCTGTGCTGTTGTAGATGAGAAAACCCTTGTCGCCGCCAGTTACCAAATTATTTCCGGCTGCTACATAATACTCGTTTGCAGACCCCGCTGCCCCAAAACGCATAGCGTTCTGGTTGGTTGATCCCGTGAGCAGTAGTTTTGTATCCGTTGTGCTGTTTACGTCGAGCCGATAGCTAGGACTCGCCGTTCCAATGCCGACGTTGTTAAGATGATCAATGGTAAGCCCAGCAGTCCATGAATTATTTTGAACCGTTCCAAGGGCGACATAACCGCCTTGCGCTGCTACCGAATAGCCGCGAACACCACCACCATAACCGTTTCCTACTACGTTGTCGTAGCCAAAAAACTGCGGCCCAGTTGCGTGAAGTCCTTTGTATGAATAGGAAGTTCCAGCAGCACCATTTACTAACGTAACACCAGTCGTGCTCAACGTTCCTGTAACAGCGAGTCCGGTGGAGGAGAAGGTGCCAACCGTTGTGCCATTTGGAACCTGAACATTTACTGAAGTTGCACCTTTAACATAAAGGTTGGTTCCGTTGCCGCCAATAATTGTTGTGCCGCTTATGCGATAACCATTGTCCGCCGCAGTTGCGTTAAAATAGTCACCAGCAGTAACAATTCCCGTCGCGCTCAACGCTCCCGTCACGGCAAGGCCGGTGGAGGAGAACCGAGCAATCTCCGAATATGAACTACCACCATTTGTAGAATAGCGCACATAAATATCTCGTGCGTTTGGATTGCCGACAGTATCTATGGTGTTGGCGTTATTTAATCCGCCAAAAATTGATTGACCTGCTGCTGCGCCAATCTGGAGGTATTCGGTATCCGAACCACCGTTTCGGATTATTTTAATGGCTGAATCAGTGTTTGTCGCGCCGTTACCACCCACAGTTATTTGTGCAGCACTTGAAGAAGATCGAACCTCCAGCTTTACCGCAGGACTCGACGTACCGATGCCGACGTCGCCCGCGAAATAACTTTTTGCTGCGGCATCCGCATAAATGGCGTAGTTGCTTGCGCCCGAAGCTGGGCCAGCAATGCGAACACCATAATTCGTAGTTGCTCCAGCGGCATTAAAATAACCGCCAGTATGAGCGGTAGCACCTACTCCGCTGCCAATAAATACACCACCGTAATTGGTGCCCGAAGTATTTGTATTTATTCCAGAGATTGCACGATCACTTGCCGTAGTTGTTACGGAAGCCGTGACTTGTCCAGTAACAGCAAGTCCGGTGGAGTCTATGGTTGCAATAGTGCCTACTGAGGTAGAACCAGCCGCAGTTGCTTGAAGCAAAATTCTGCTGCCCTGAGCACTATCGGTAAAGTTTTCTGCTGCTTGAAAAAGGATTCGGGCACTATCATTACTGATTGAGGTTGTTCCATAACCACGCCCAGAAATAGCCAACAAATTATTTCCAGATTGAGTTGCGCTAGGTGAAGCAGGGGTTCCTTGGCGACGAACACCATAAATAAAAGGAGTAGCTGCAAACGTGTCGATTTCTAGGTTAGTCGATTCGGAAGTATTACCAACAAGCTGGAGGGCGTTTGTAACAATGGGAGTCGGAGCAGTTACGCCACTACGATTGACCAATGCGCTTGTCGTTGCGCTCAACGCGCCTGCAACAGTCACCGTCGTACCGTTATCAGTGATGATGCTATTACCAAGGGTGGTAGCAGCCGTGAACTTAGCGACGGTGTTCGTGGTTCCTGACGCATTAGCAGCGCCCGTAGCACCCTGTGGACCTGTAGCGCCCGTGACTCCGACAGGGCCTTGAACGCCGGTAGCGCCCGTGACGCCGACTGGGCCGGTGACGCCTTGAACACCCGTAGCGCCCGTGACGCCGACAGGGCCTTGAACGCCGGTAGCGCCCGTGACGCCGACTGGGCCGGTGACACCTTGAACACCCGTAGCGCCCGTGACGCCGACAGGGCCTTGAACGCCGGTAGCGCCCGTGACGCCGACTGGGCCGGTAACACCTTGCACACCCGTTGCGCCGGTCGGCCCGAGCTGGGTGTACATGACTTGGGTTGCAGTCAGGATAACCGAAGGGGTTCTTGGGTATCCTGAGTTAGCCGGAATCGTTTCTAGCGAGACGTTCGCGTTAGTGGTTTGCCAAAAAAGCTGGATGTAATCGTTGGCCGACAACGACAGGACGAAATTAACCGTCAGGATTTCTGATGAGAAAGAGCTTCCCTGTTTGTCGGGAACGTCGTAATGGGAATTGGTGTCCGCCAGAATAGCGCCGTTCTTTTTGAGGAAGAATTGAGACGTGCCCAACGCGGTGCTGCGGTTGGTCAGCTGAACCGAGAATGTGATGCTGTAAACGCCTTGATACCCAAAGGTCACTTGGCTGCTAGAAGCCACCGTAACCCCATTATTCGCCGCATCGTAGCTGTTAAGCGTTACGGCTTGAGCGGTGTTAATTGCAACGGGAGCTTGGTTGGTGGTATCCCAGAACGAACCCCAATAGCCAAGAGCGCCGCCGGCGCCGGCCACACCGGTAGCTCCGGTGATACCCACGCCCGTCGCACCCGTGACGCCGACAGGGCCGGTTACGCCGGTCGGACCCGTCACGCCTTGAACACCGGTGGCGCCGGTCACGCCGACAGGGCCGGTCACGCCGGTAGGACCTGTCTCGCCTTGAACACCGGTGGCGCCGGTCACGCCAATGGGCCCCGTCTCGCCAATGGGGCCGGTAACGCCGGTTGGGCCGGTCACGCCGGTTGGGCCGGTCACGCCGACAGGACCCGTCTCGCCGGTCGGGCCGGTCACGCCGGTCGGACCAGTCACGCCGGTCGGACCGGTTACGCCGATGGGTCCCGTCTCGCCAACGGGGCCGGTAACGCCGGTCGGGCCGGTAACGCCGGTCGGGCCGGTTACGCCAATAGGTCCCGTCTCGCCAACGGGGCCGGTCACGCCGGTTGGGCCGGTCACGCCGGTTGGGCCGGTCACGCCGGTCGGGCCGGTCACGCCGGTCGGGCCGGTAACGCCGGTCGGGCCGGTAACGCCGGTCGGGCCGGTCACGCCAGTGGGTCCGGTCACGCCAGTCGGGCCGGTCACGCCAGTGGGTCCGGTCACGCCAGTGGGTCCGGTCACGCCAGTGGGGCCCGTCTCACCAATAGGTCCGGTTGGACCGGTCGTGCCTTGAACACCTGTCGGACCGGTCACGCCAACGGGGCCGGTTGGCCCGGTCGGGCCGCTGGGGCCTTGAACGCCGGTCGGGCCGGTAACGCCGACGGGGCCGGTCGGGCCGGTCGTACCTTGAACACCCGTGGCGCCAGTAACGCCGACGGGGCCGGTCGGGCCGGTGATGCCTTGGACACCCGTGGCGCCGGTAATGCCGATAGGGCCGGTCGGACCGGTTGGACCGCTGGGGCCTTGAATGCCTGTGGGTCCGGTAACGCCGATAGGGCCGGTCGGACCGGTTGGACCGCTAGGGCCTTGAATGCCCGTAGCGCCAGTGGCGCCGACGAGCTGGGGAAAGTCGATATCCCATTGGGGAGGTCCACAAAAGCTGATCGGCGCGCAAGAGCCTTGAGGCGCTGGCGGGCACGGCGGCAAATTTGGCGGGCAGATTACGGTCGAGCCCGTAGGCCCAGTAGCTTCAGCCGCTTGCTGCTGGAGCAAGTCGAGAGCCCAAGTGGGTAATGGAGTGATTGGGGCAGATTGTCCGTTGCACGACATGTTAGTTAAAGGCTTGAACAGACAACACGGCGCCATCGACTTTTACCGTACCGCCCGCACCTTTAGACCACACGGCGCCGAACTGAACATCTTGGTTTCCTGCGAGAGTTAAAACGATGAAGTCGAGTTTGGTAAAGCTGGGGGCGTCTTTGGGGGCGTAGAAATCAGCACCCGTAGCCGCCGACCAAGCGCCCCACGCGCCACCGTTCGTGCGAACGCGATACGCAAGATTGCAGTACAGATACTGACTGCCCGCGCTGGTGTTCGTCGCGTTGCCTTGAAGGTTGATAAGGAACGGCTGCGTCGTGCTACCAAAGCGATTTACGGCGTACCCCGTAGTAGTCGTGGGGCGATTCCAGCCGAAGAAGATCAGGCTGTTATCCGTGCCGTAGTACAAAGCAGGATTTTCTGGGATGTCTACGTCTGGGACTTCCGTAAACACATTTTGCGCGTACCCAATCGTGGGCATCGTGTTTGTCGTGTTTGCCGAATTAAATTTGTACGACGTCGTCGAGATAGCGCCTCGAATAAGGACGTCGTTAAACTCCGCGTAACCGCTCGCGCGGATCACAAAACCGCTCGTGCCGGGGACGTAGTTGGCCGATTGGATGTAGCCGGCACTCGACCCGGTAGAGCCGAGCGTGAGGCTAACGGTGATGATGGCGTTCTCGGTCAAAAGAAGACCGGTCGCAATCATCGAGAACGTGCTGCCGAAACTGACCCAGTCGCTGCTGCTGCCGGGGGTGCCCCAGCCGATCTGAGCGTCTTTAGCTGGGCTGTTGGCTAGCCAGAACGTGCTGTTGTAAAGCACGACGTCGCGTCGCGACGCGTTGTAGTAATAGCGGGTGGTGATGTCGTACGTACCACGGAAAACGCAAAGGGGGCCAGAGGACCCAACCGCTCCGGTTGGACCTACCACGCCTGTAGGACCTACAATACCATCATAGCCGCGAGGGCCGGTCGGGCCAGTCGCGCCACCGGGGGTGCCCGGAGTACCTTGAGGACCGGTCGGTCCGAGGGGGCCAGTTGCCCCCACCGCGCCGGTGATGCCCTGAAAAAACAATAGGGTAGCCTTGGGGGGTAGGCATTGAACTTGGGAAGAGCCGCAAGACATAGTGCTAAAAACCCTAAAGTGAAAAGTGACCCTCTGGCATCGATTAGACGCCAGAGGGTGTTATAGCTTTCTGAACCGATTAGCCACTAACGCCGGTGCAGGTGGTCAGAAGACCATCTTCTTTGCAGCGTTTGTAGATGATCGGGAGAACGAACCACGGATAGATCGGACGGAGGGCGCGACCGATACGGTAGGCCATCACGCCGTAGTCACCAAACATGTTGGTGGACATATCGGGGTGGTTCATGAACTGAATCTCGCCACCGAAGAGCTGGCGTTGGAACTTGATCTTGCCTTCGCCCGTGAACGGGGCGGGGACTTGGCGCTCGAAGGAACCGTCATAGAACAAGAACGCCACTTCGTGCGAGGCATTGAGCCAAGCCTGAGAGACGACCGAGACGGTGCCGACGGTGGCCGATTGCGAGACGTTTGGATCGACGGGGTCGTAACCCGCGCCGTTCCAGTTGAGGCGCAATGGGATTGGGTCCTCGCCGAGCTGAATGCCACGGTAGAGGGGCTCGAACAGGTAGCCGGTGAGGGCGTCTTGAGCCATCTTGTTACCGCCAGCGGCAACTTGACCCAACGGGACGATGTTCGCACCGCCGGGACCAGCGGCACCGCCGAGGTCATTACGGAGGAAATCGAGGATGTCGGGGGAGCCGATGAAACGGGCGTGGGCATTGGCGCCAGAGCCGAAGGGCTTCGCGCGGAGGGCCGAACGCATGTAGCGGTTGGCAGCCTGAAGAGCACCGAAGGTGAGTTCGGCGTTCGACTGCACCGCAGGGACGGGCGTGTCGATGGCGTACTCACCACCAGCGATCTGGGAGGTGACGTCGGTGCCCGTGCGGACAACCCACTTCACACCGGAACGGAGGAAGAGCTGCCAACGGACATCGGAGTTGATCAGCTCGGTAACACCGGTCTGATAGGCTTCAAGCTGAGCGGTCAAGGAGCCGAGAAACGCTGAGAACCCTTGGTTCAAACAGATTTTGTCGGACATGCCTTGATTGATCTCGGCGATGTAGCTGTATTGGTTCGTACCGTTCTGGTCGACGTTCAGCGAGCAAGAACCGCAAAGGTTCAGCATCGAATTGAAGGTCGGATTGGCCAGAGAGGTCTGGAGGTAGGGACGACCTTGAGCAACGCTCAAGAGCGTGGACGCGACAGAAGCCGGGAAAGTACCGGACTTGAGCACGGAGATGTACGGAACCTGAGTCATCAGGTTACGGGCGATTGGGCCGTAGAGACGTTGAGGATCACGCGAGAAAAGTTGCGTGGCTAGATCGATTGGGACCGGGGCGCAGGACATGGTGAGAAGAATTTAAGTTGGTTTGTTTCGCTGGTCGGAATGACCGGCGAATATGTTTTCATCCGAAGGTGGGTAGTTCCCTCTCCAATTTGGCCTTGCGGCACACCCGTTCGTCCCCGGCGGATGTATCTGCTCTCGCAGACGGACCGGCACTTGCGTGCTAATAACCCCCGGATGTTTCTCGTAATAACTCGTTGAGGGGCTCCGTCAATGCCTTTTATGCAATTACTGTAGTGACCCCCGCCATGATCATTTGGCGCTTGTCCATGGCGTGCTTCATGGGTGGGTCAAAATTACCCCATTTCATGGCCACGTTGAGCGCGCTAAGCCGAGCCCGTTGACGGGCATAACGCTCAGCGATCCGCTCAACCGGACCGAGATGGTGAAAATGCAAAAAGTACGTAGGCGGAGTAAGGATCGGCAGAGATTTACTGTGAAACCGGTATCCCTGTTTGGTCGTGGCCCATGCTTCGTGAGCACCCGCCGAAAATTCGACGCTGGAAATCCGATTGGCCGAGAACAAAACGGGCTTTGCGTACCAGTCATTCTCTGGGCAACCTGTTACGACTTCATCATAGATTTGTCCTTCTGTGGTGGGGAAGACGTCGCTCACCATCTCAAATCCTTGGGGGCGAACCATGGCTATGCCGGCAGAATCGTAGGAGGCCAGTGTGTTCCACGCCCCCATTGGGAAGTAGATCAACTCGTCAGCGTCTACCATGATAGCCCAGTCGGTCCCATCAGTGCGCCACGCTTGCTCCTTTAATTCCTTCGCCAGTTTGTCGTTCAGCCCGTCCGTTCGCCATTCGCGAATCTCGACTTCGTACTGCTGTGCAATTTCCCGCGTGCGATCCGTGCTGCCGCCATCGTGGATGATGATTTTGTCGGCAAACGTAGCGTAGTGACGCAGCGTGTACGGAAGAATATCTTCCTCGTTAAACGTCAGGATGTGGACAGAGATGCTCATTTTTTACGGACACAAACTTGCCAGCCGGTGCGTTGCAACACGTCGAGTTCTTTTGCGTAGCATGCGATAAACGCATCTACGGCCATCTTGGGCCTATCGATGGCGTTCGGGAACACGGCCCATTCGTAATCGTCAAAAACCATCACGCCGCCGGACACGAGCAGCTCGAACGACATGACTGCGTCTCGCAAACAGTTCATGGCGTCGTGAGCTCCGTCAACGTAGGCAAAATTAAAATCGCGGTCGAACGTGTGAAGCACCTCGTTGGAAAATTCTTTGTGGAATTGAACATTGGCATAGCCTTTGAGGCGCTTCTTGGTTTCGGACTCCAAGATGGTGCAGTCGATGCCCGCGTTGTGATGTTCGATAGAGCCGAGAAACGGATCAATGCAGTGATATTTTGACGTCGGATGCGTGAAAATGTTGTCCAACATCCACTCGGCAGATTCGCCTTTGAATGTGCCAATCTCAAAACCTCGGATATCCGCTTTGCCTTGGATCGGGGCAAGCCACTTTGCCCAATTAGGCCCGTGAACTTGTCCAGTGACGGATTTTACTTTTGGGATGAATGGGGCTTGGATAGTCGACATGGCGGGTTTGAAATATTGAGCGTAGTCTTTAGCATCATCTCCGATTTGCTCGGTAAGCTGTTTAAGGTCTAAATCGTCGACGGCTGAAACATCGCGCCCGTTTGCGGTGTGGCCGCTTCCATAACCTGAACGTCCGGGCATGGATTTGATACCTACGGTGCGACGCCGGCGAACTGTTTGAGGATCGAAAACTCTCCGAGATAGCAAGCGTTTCCCCCAAAGGGCTACATCGATAAATGGGTTTTTTGATCTGCGAGTTTCTTCAAGGAGGGATGGGAAAACTTGCTTACGTATCGCGGTAGCACAGAGGCTGGCATGTGTGAGATTGCCGTGAGCAAACCAGTACCGGTGTTGCACGTTGTAATACCATGCGCGGCCTTCGCCGAACACGTCACACGAAGTGAGGTTTGTCGCGCACAGCTCCAACCAGTCTTTGGCATACCAATCGTCATCCTCGATGAAGCAAAGAGCATCACCTCGGATCGTGTTTGATTCCAACACCCACTTGATTTTTTCAACGAGGGAGCTGCGTCCCGTCATGTGTGGAACGTGGTGATATTCTTGCCCCATGGTGCAGGGCGTAGGTATCGCTCCATCGTCCATGACGATCCACTGAATGGGTTGAAGCGTTTGTCGCGCCATGTACTTTTCGCACAGAGCAAACGCTTCCGGCCGAGTGCCGGTACAGGTTAGCAAGGTCAGTTTCATATTAAGACTGTCGTAGGTAATTCTCCATCGCTTGGACGGGGCTGCCGCGCATTGCGGACAGGATCATCGTCTCTAAAGAAAATTCTACCATGCGGGCTTCAGACCAGCCGGGAGTGCCGCAACCGTAGACTGCCACATCGGTAAGATAGTCGATCTCTGAATTTTTGAGTATCGACAGGTCAGATACGTGGGCTCGGCCGTTGATTGAATCTTCAGAGTCTGGGATGTAGTCTGCCATCCCAGTCAGATACTCAGCCAAGTCTTTTCGAGTGAAGAACGCTCCAACGATGTTGGGGTGACCGGCTTCGTCATTGAATAACGTAGTCGTGGTGGTGAGATTTTCTGGGACGAATTTCCCGGGGAGTACGTCTACGTCAACCATCAGACCGGCACCCATGAGGTCTAAGGCAACCCACCGGGCCATGTTTGAGGCCATCTCTGCGCGGTCGGTGAGGCATGGCAACGCGTTCACGCGCTCCATAATTTTGGTGTACCTCGGGCTGCGAGCAGCATCGCGGGCTCGGAGAACGACCGGGTTCCAGCCTCGGCTCTTCCATCCTTCAAACCAGAGGTCCAGCTTTTGCTGATCCGCCGCTGGAATGGCGCCGGCAGGTTGGTGCTGGTAAGTAAACACCGTGCGACGGGACAAGTCTTTCGTCTGTGAAAACGTGATGTGCTTAGCTCGAACTGCTTCGCGAGCAGACGCGTCTTTCACCCCGTGGAAAAGCGCGGGCTCGATGCCGTTTTTCCATGGGCGGAAAAGGTCGTCAGCGGCAATCGTTGGGCGCTGATACTGAAACATGATCGATGCGGTATCTTGCGCGATAGGCAGGATATCCCTTGCGTGATAGATGTCGTAGGCAACTTGTGGGTTGCCTCCGTTCAATTTACCCGCGCCAACGATACGCCAAAGGTTGATGTCATAAACGGCCACGCCGTTCATGTGTGGGACCGGGTCGTTGTGAATGTGACCAACGGCAGCAAAACTGTGGGCCTTGGCCATGCGGAACTCGGAAATGAGTTCGCGAATCCAACCGGGATGCACGGGGGTGCAGTCCGCTTCTAAGGGAAGAAACGCGTAATAGTTCGTCTTCCACGGGGCAAATTGAGCCACGAGCGTGACGAGATCATTCCACATTTGGTTAGGGGCAAATGGATACCCTTTACCGTCGCGGCGCCGGCAAGTCTCAAAATAGACTTTGTCGAATTTATCTTCCAACTTGGATCGGACGCTACGGCTAAATTCCGACGCGTCGAACCGACGGAATATGAGGATGTCCGCTTCTTTGTTTTGGATGCGCTCCAAATCCGCGATCAGGGAGGCAAGGTCTTCTGCTGATTCTTTGTCCCCTTCGTAATATTGGATAACAATCAGAAGTTTTTGATGTGCGAGCGGGATGTTGGGATTGGAGTGGGCAACGGGCGCGTACGTCCCATTTGCCATGCGAACCATAGTTGGCGCAGAGGTAAAATTCTGAATGTTATCGTTGGGCATGTTAGTTTGAGTTACAGGTCGTTGTAGGTGTAAGCGTGATTTCCGATGTGTGCGGCAAAAACCGACATGTCGACAACCACCTTGTGTCCCGCTCTGGCGGCTCGGTGACAAAAAGGAATATCGTCCCCGGGGACGTTTATGTCGATAGGGTTGAAGAACGCGTATTCATAACCAAATCGGCTACTCAACCCGCGATTGGTCACGCGGATTTCATCCCCCTGCGTCTTAATAATATCCTCGAACACCGACCGGTGAGTCAGGGTAAAACCGAATCCGGTCCACTCGCGCTCCATGAGTTCGTTGCGTGGGCCGCGCTTAATCATGGTTCGCATGCTTAGGGACTCTCCTTCGGCAAATTGTGGAGGGGCTCCTTTGCGACGGCCGACGTAGCACGCGCTCACAAACGTCTTTTTGTGGACGAGCATGCGGTAGATCGAGTGAACGCCGGCAAACGTGTCTGACATGTTTGGGGCTTGGCACAGTTTCTTAAACTCCTCGGCATTTCCGTAGGGAGCCACGGTGTCTCCGTCCCACCACAAAGCCCATTCCCACGGGCCGCGTAGGAAGTGGCCGGCAAGGGCGTTTCGAGCCACCGAAAGATTGTTAAAGGCGACTCGCTTAAAATCCATCTCCTTCGGATCGTAAATTTGCGAGAACGCATCCAACACCTCGGGTTCTGGGCCGCCGGTGAGCGGCATCAAAATGATGAGTTTAGTACCTAGTTTGGGATTGGTGTAGAGCGGTGCGATATCCCCCAGTAAAGAGGGATCAAAATCCACCAATTTCTGCACGGCTTCGAGTGGAAATCGCTTTCGCGAAATCCACATCGAGAGCATTGCAGAACCCTGACCGATTATCTCGCAAACTTTTTCACGCCCAAATCGTTCTAGGTACTTCGTCGGAAGGTTTACTAGATCGATCACGAGTCGATGGTGATACCCATTTCCCGAGCGATTTGTTTAGCGGCGTCTTCCGTGCTTTCAGGGAGGGCAGCTTTAGCACCGGCCGGGGCTGATGCAGCCGCAGCGTGAGCCCGAGAGAGCTTACCAGCGGTCTGAATCTTGCCGACCTTGGCTTCCAGTTCTGCGTTACGAGCGCGCAATTCTGCTAACTCTTTTTTGACGCGGGGGAGGACGTGTTCGCGAAGGATGATGCCTTGGACGGCCGAAGCTGAAACTCGACCTTGGGCTTCCAGAGCTTTCTCTGGGGGAGCTTTAGAAGGATCGAGCGAACCCACTGCTTTAGAGACAGCTTGGGATGCAGCTTCAAACGCCGCAATGGCGTCTTGCTTGGCTCGGGCTACCGCTGGGGTGTCGGTCGGGAGTGGCTCGGTAGGACGGTTGAGGTATGGGAAATCCTTGGACAGCTCCGCAATGTCTGCGTTCAGAATCTTGCTCGCATGCTCACGAACTTGGGTCGTGTAGTTCTCTTGCTGCTGTTGGCTTTGCTGAATGGTCTGCTGTTTCTTAGACTCAAAATTGGTTTTCCAGTCACCAATCTCTTTCTCCTTTTCGCGACCAATGCGGATATTTTCGCGGAGGATTTCACGCAGCTCTTCAGCCGCGCCTTCCTCGCCCGCGTCCGAAAGTTTTTTGATGTGGGGAGCAATCGCCGAAAAACCCATGCCGGATTTCTTTAACGCCTCGATGGCCGCAGGATCGGGCTTGCCGTCTGCGGTCTGGCCGAGGCCGAAGCTCTTGAGCACGTCGATAATTTTATCTTGGTTCTGACGGATGGGAGCATCGAACTTGGTTTCGATGGTGGGGTCTTGAGCAATATCGAGTTCGCGAATGCGCTCGCGCAACTTGGTCAGCTCTTCCTCAACCGGTTTTGGTACGGTCGTGGTCTTGGCGGCTTCGCGGAGTTTCTGAAGCTCTTGCTCCATGTCCGCTTTTTCCTGAGCCAGCGTTTCGGCCTTGTTGCGTTCAGCGATGATCTTTTGATTCCGCTCTTCGATGATTTTCTTGGTCTTGGGGTGCAGCACGGTAGACGCACGCTCGTCGAGTTTAAGATCGGAATCGCGCGCGTTCTCTACGGGCTTGGGCGTCTCGACCGTCTTGGGTGCTTCGACGGGAGGAACTTCTTTAGCCTTGGCCGCCTCAGCGGACTGGCGATTTAGTTCTTCCAGTTCGTCAGCGATGCTGGTCGTAGGCTCTTCATCCAGTTCCGGCTGTTCAGTCGGCTCTGGGTCTAATTCTGGCGGTGTGGGGTCTGCACCTTCGTCAACCACTGGGGCTGGCGTGGGATCAGGGGCCACATTGCCAGCGTCGGAATCGACTTGCTGAGCAATTTCTGGACTGACTTTACGAGCAAGGTCGGCAAGACCTTCGAGATCGAACGGTTCGTTTTCTGGAGCGGGGGGCATGGTTAGTCTATGGTTTCGAGAACTGAGGGACGGTTAAAAGGGTCGACGCGCTCAACTGGGCGGTCGAACGGAAGTTTTTCCAACTCTTCCAAAGCGAGTTCAAAACCCTTCCGGGAAAATCCTTTTGCCGCTGCGACGTGGATCGCGTCGGCGGAATCCGGGGATTCAGGACGCCGCTCTAGCAGACACTTTTTAATGTCTGCCCAGAGCGGAGTATTGAGTAGGGTTGCAGCGGGTTCGGTGTTTTCTTTACGTAGGTACATTAGCGAGGGCGGGCGCTTCGCCTTGGAGTTGATCTGCGT